GAACGAGAAAGAAAAGGCAAAATAAATAATGTCAAATAGAGTTATAATTCCAATTCCACTGAGTCAATTTCCTACAAAAATTGAAGTCTATTACAAAGGTGAACTTAATCGAAGCGGTGAAGTACAAGCCGGGGCAACCTCAGCTAATATAAAATTACCGGCACCCTCTTCTGATTGTGAAATAAAAATTATATCACATAATCAACAAGTATCGAATACTCGTCAAACTTGGATGGATATTGATAAATCTGAAATGAATAAATCTGTTGATGTAATTGACGAAGACGAAGACGAAGACGAAGACGAAAACGAAGACGAAAACGAAGACGAAAACGAAGACGAAGACGAAGACGAAGACGAAGACGAAGACGAAGACGAAGACGATGAACAATATAATTAGTCAACAATAATTAGAACTATGAGATTACTTGGTTTATTTAAATATAGCTAATAGATGGTGAACCGTCGATATAAAATTGACCGTTTGATAAATGAGCTACCAAAAGTAATCTCAATATAATGATGTAATAGTTATGATAAGGACACCCCATGGCGAATGAACAACTCATTCGTGAGTTGCAAGAGTCAATGGTGTCGAGTATTCGAACACGGACCCTGACATCTTGTTCAAGGTGGGCGCAAGAACGACGCATAATGGGTGGTGATTTCGCCGGAAATTATGGGTTCAAGTATCACCCTTGGGCTAGAGAGCCGCATGACTCGATTGCGAGTTTCAATGTCTCGATGAAAGCAGCCCAAATGGGGTTTACTGAAATCGGGATTAATAGAGCATTCTACATCCTTGACATCTTGCGACGCGATGTATTATATGTACTACCGACCGCATTAAATGCGAGTGATTTTTCAAGGTCACGCTTTGCACCAGCTTTAAAATATTCACCATATATTAAACAAATATTCACGGATGTTAATACAGTAAATTTAAAACAAGCTGGGACAAATATTTTATATATTCGCGGATCGCGTGGTGATAGTAATTTAAAATCAATCCCTGTGTCAGAATTGATTTTAGATGAAGTCGATGAGATGGATCAAGATCAGATTTGGTTGGCATTTGAACGTTTAAGTGGACAAAAACATCAAAATATTTGGGCAATTTCGACACCTACATTGCCGAATAAAGGTATTCATAAGCTTTATGATGTAACAACACAAGAACATTTTTTCTTCAAATGCCCACATTGTAGCAAAATGATTGAATTATTTTGGCCTGATTCATTTGAATTGTGTGGCGAAGCAATTCATGATCCAGATTGTGCAAAATCATATATAAAATGTAACCAATGTAAGCATAAACTTGAACATGAAGAAAAACCAAATTATTTAGGCCGTGGGATTTGGCAGCCAACAAATCAAAAAGGTGATCCTGATCAGAGAGGATTTAATATTAATCAACTATACAGTTTTACAGTGAGCCCTGAAAAAATTGCCCAGGCATACTTTCGTGGTCTTGGTGATGAAGGAGCAATGTCACAATTTCATCAATCAAAATTGGGGCAACCATATATTCCAGAAGGTGGCCAAATTACTGATGATAAAATTGACTCCTGTATTGGTCCACATTCAATTATGGATGAAAGACCACATGTTGGTGGTGAACGATTTATTACAATGGGCATTGATCAAGGAGAATGGGTCCATGTAGTTGTTAATGAATGGTTTTTTGATGATTTTGGTCGAGATATTAATACTGTCGCAAAATGTAAAAATGTATTTCATGGAAAATTTAATGCACAAGTTGAAGGTGGCTGGACTAAACTTGATGGATATATGCGAGAATGGCAAGTATTAGCAGCTGTAGTTGATGCTGATCCAAATACATTAGAAGCACGACGCTTTGCTCAACGTTTTCCAGGATACGTTACTCTTTGTCGATATCGACGAGGGGTGCCCCACAAAGATATACAATTACAAGAAGATTTAAATCGTGTCCCATTAGCAAATGTTGATCGAACAAATTGGATTGATTGTGCATTAGGACGATTTCATGTAGATGGTAAAGTGGTACTTCCGAGAAATCTTAGCCTTGAATACCGCGAACATATAAAAAATCTTGTTCGTACCTATGAAAAGGATGAAAAAGGTAATCTTGTTGCAACCTATGTTAAAACAGGACCTGATCATTATGCTCATGCTATGGTGTATGCAGAAATTGCCTTGCCATTAGCAGCATCGTATACACGGGGTCAAGACATAGGAAGTTTTCTGTAATGAGGTAGAGAATGGCTAAAGATCGAAAAAATCGACCCCATACAGCCGATATAAATAGTCGTACACGTCGTATTATTGACAGTCGTCATCCGAATTTTCTTGCAGATATCGAGGATTGGAAAAAATGGCGTCTCACATACGAAGGTGGTCGCCAGTATGTACACACATATTTAAAAAAATTCACAAATAAAGAGGATAATAAAACTTTTCAAAATCGTCGTGATATGACGCCGATTCCTTCATTCGCCTCAGCTGCTGTAAATGATATACGAAATAGCATTTTTCAACGTTTGCGAGATGTTATTAGACGCGATGGAAGTGATAGTTATAAACGAGCAATTCAAGGTCTCGATCTTGGTGTCGATCTTCGTGGATCAACAATGAATGCCTTCATGGGCATGGATGTATTAACTGAATTACTCATAATGGGGCGAGTTGGGATTTATGTTGACAACCCAATTGTATTTAGACAAGACGGACGATTGCCATCACTTGCTGATACACAAGGAATTCGGCCATATCTATACAAATACCAAGTAGAAGATATTTTATCGTGGCGATGTGCGCATCCTGAAAGTCCTAGTGAATTTCAATCATTATTATTACGGGATACATGTACAGATTTTGATACTGATACACTGCTACCATTAACATCATTTGAACGGTTTAGATGGTTATGGATTAATCCTGAAACGGGCAATGTTAATATGCATTTTATTGATGGCGATGGAAATACGATTGATAGAAATGGGCAATTATCCACTGATCCAATTGAATTAAATTTGAAACGAATTCCATTTGTTATGCCTAATATTGGTGGAAGTGTTCTTACAGATGTTTGTCAGCATCAAATTGCTTTGTTAAATTTGGTATCTAGTGATGTTAGTTATGCTTTAAAAGCAAATTTTCCATTTTATACTGAACAACGTGACTTACGTGGGGTTGGGGATCATTTAAAACATAATGTTGCACCAGATGGAACATCTGAAAGTGGTGGACAGCATTCTCATTTGAGAGAATTTAATGTTGGTCCAACACAAGGGCGTGCATATGATATTAAAGCGGAACGCCCAGGATTTATTCACCCATCATCAGAGCCATTAAAAGCTTCGATGAGTCTTCAAGAAAAGCTTGAAGGTGATATTCGAAAATTAATAAATTTAGCTGTTCAAAGCATGGCAACTCGTGCATCAGCTGAATCTAAGTCATTAGATAATCAAGGTCTTGAAGCCGGGTTATCTTTTATTGGATTAGTTTTAGAAAGTGCAGAACGACGTATTGCAGATTTATGGGCAGCATATGAAAGTGTTGATGAACGTAAACGTCAAATTGCAATTATTAAGTATCCAGATCGATACAGTCTAAAAGATGACGCTGAGCGTGTTAAAGAAGCACGTGAACTTGCTGAATTAATTCAAAATACGCCATCAAAAACGGCTCGTAAAGAAATGTGGAAAAATCTTGTTGCGATTTTACTATCAGGACGTGTTTCGGTTGAAAAAATTGATGCTATTAATACAGAAATTGATAATGCAAACTTTACAACAAGCGATCCTGATATTATTATTCGTGCTGTAGAGGCTGGTCTATCCGGTGAAGAAACTGCTTCCCTAGCATTAGGTTTTGCTAAAGGTGAAGTTGAAAAGGCCCGTGAAGACCAGGCTCGTCGAATAGAGCGTATACAAGCCGCACAAACACCACGAGACCAGCAAAAGGGTTTTACAAAACCCGGTGAAGCTGCGGCACGTGGTCTTCCTGATCTTGATATTGATCCACAAGCAGCAAAACAAGAAAAAGCTGAATCACGTAATCCAGATTTACAATTTAATCGTAAACGTCGTGTACGTGGTAAAGGTAAACAAAGGGTTGTTCAAGAATGAACTTTACTGATCATTATGGTACGATTGCGGATGCTACTGATTATTTTGATAATCGCTTGCATGAATTTG